AGGATCGAGTTTACAATCAACAATTTGCAAATTTTTATCGACTATTGGTTGAATCCATGCAAGTTTGTTAGTTTCGCCTTTCTTTTTAACCCATGGATATCCAGCAATAGTTGTTAATTTCATAGCGTCGTAAAATGCCATACCAGGAATTCCTACAACAGCTTCAATAGGTGTTAATCGTTGTGGTCCTGCTATAACAGGGCGCATGGGAGCAAACAATTGATCGTAGATGACTTGTTCAACTTCCAAGACATCATGAGTTGGAAAATCGACCAAAGGAACTCCATGTTTTTTGACACCGTGATACAAAGGAGTTTGCGGATATTTCCAGCGTTCGTCTCCGGCATCTAAGATTGCTGGTTCGGTCGTACTTGTAAAACCATGATTGTTCCGGAGAGGTGTCGCCTCTATCTTTGTTTTCTTTTGCATAAAGGGACGTTCTTTTTGTGCAACTGCACCATGATAGCTCAGATAAACATCATCATCGTACACTATAGTAGGAGCAACATCCTCGAATTCGCAATATTCTGTTTCTTCCATTTGAGCGATGGGACTACTAATCATCTCCTCCAGTAGTTCTTGAGTTACAATAACACCAAACCCTGGTCCATTTGGAATTCCACAAGTATGAATACTTTGGATGGGCCGCAATGGATGACTAATGAGCAACATAGCTCCACACGCTCCACTTTCCGAGAAGTTGTAAGGAATAACATGACGCGTCATTATGGTCTGGTCCTTATACATGGTACGAATGCACGCTTGTGGTCGGTCCGTATCAACTCGCACCACTTCGCGATCGTATTCACCACTCAAGTTTGGTACAATAAGAACTCCCTGCGATGGCTTTGCTTGATTCATATCGCGATTAGTTGCAAACAGATTGCGTATGTCTTTAAACTTATCAAAACTAGCAGGTAGATGGAAAACGGCCAAATCAGTGTCAGTGGCCTTCGAAAAGTCGCTCTCAGAGAAAGTGTAGGTGTGTCGGGTGTGGTTGTTCTCACCAGCACGCGCCCAAATTCGCTCAATTGTAATAGGAATATTATTGGCAGCCGCCTTTCTCATTTCCCAATAGTAGTGTAAAGGAAGCAAGGCATTGCGACCACAAACACCAACCGCTCCCAAAGATCGCACACCTTCAGTTGTGCGGACCCTAAT